GGCAGCCTCTTCTGGCAAATCCGTTTGCGACCATCCGTTATTTATACAGTTCTGCGGTCATGTGAACACGGTTGTTGGTGTTCGCTTCCGTAATTTTATACTGCGCACCCTGTTCCTGAGCCTGAGCTGCAATTTTTGATTCTGCGCCATCCAGTGTGGATGAGGTGACAGAAACGCTCTCGGCAAAGCTGCCAAAAGAGATCAGAGAAAGAGTTGCGAGTGCGGCGATTGAAAGTGCTTTTACGTTTTTCATGGTCATATTCCTGAGATATGCCTGTAACTGTTCCTGACGATTTCCGCTCATTCCTGAATGTGTCGGTAACAACCCGATAAAGCAGGAAAAAGCTAAAAAATACCGGTCATGTTTTGTTTATACTGTTCCTCAGTATTCATATATTTTCCCTTTTCTTACTTACTTTTCGTGTACATACTGATGTACATAATTTCTCCATTACACAACAAAATTCATGGCGCTATCAGATGCTGCCTTGCGTTCAATGCTGGGCAAAGAATACGAAAAAGTTCAGGTTAAGACCGATCGTGACGGGCTTTCTGCCCGCGTATCCTGCCTGGGTAAGATCACGTTTCAGTACCGTTACCGCTGGAACGGGAAGGGCGAACGCGTTGATATCGGTACATACCCGGCTACCAGTTTAAAAGAAGCGCGTGACGAGGTTACCAGGTTGCGTGGCCAGCTTGAACAAAACCGCAATCCTCGCATACTGAAGCGCAAAGCCCGTGATGATGCTTTTTCTGCACTGACTGTTGAAGGGGTAATCAGGACGTGGCTGGAAAAATATGCCGTTGAAAATAAACCTGAACATCATGATGTGCTGCGTTCATTCGAAATACACCTTTTTCCCTGGTTAGGTAATGTTCCCCATGAGGATGCACCCATCCACATGTGGCTGAACGTTCTGGAACCGCTGGCACGTAAAAAACCCTCTATAACCATTCGTCTTTTAACCAATGCCAGGCAGGCCCATAACTGGGCGATGCGCAGGCGGCTGATAAAAATCACACCGCTAACCGATCTGCGTCTGGCAGATTTAGGGATCACGCTGACACCGCGCGAACGTGTTCTGTCTGCTGACGAAATTGTGACAATTTTCCGCGCAATGGAGGCCAGCAGGCTGGCGAGAAAGTTTCAGTTGCTGGTTAAGTTGTGTCTGTTGTTTGGTTGCCGGGTGGGGGAACTATCCAACGCAGAAAAGTTGCATTTCGATTTTGAAAAGAAAATATGGTCCATCCCGCCATCACATCACAAAACGGGCAAACGCACACGTAAGCCGCTGTTGAGGCCAGTCATACCAGAGGCAGAAAAAATGCTAAAGGAGCTGTTCGACCAGTCACCGCATAGCCGCTTTGTAATGGCGAACATTCAGCGTGACGCTCCCCAGGCCCGCTCATCCCTGATTGATATTCCACCCAGGATCAGGCAATCAGCGCGCCGCCATTTGAGCACTGAAATGGAACACTGGACATTGCATGATCTGCGCCGGACGGCCCGCACTAATTTTTCGGATCTCACTGAACCACACATTGCGGAAATAATGCTGGGGCATAAATTGCCAGGTGTCTGGCAGGTGTACGACCGTTATGAGTATATCGAGGAACAGCGTCGCGCCTATTCGTTATGGTGGGCGCGTGTTACAGAGTGGATTAGTGGTGATGGGACAGTATCAGTGTTGGCGCGCTCTTCGTGATAGCGCATGATGTCGCAGGTGCGAAACGTCAGACGGCTGCGGCGTACCGGTACCGGAAACGCGGGATTGTGGGGGCGCTGAGTTCGCCCGTTTACTGATACCCATTTGCGAATGGTTTGCGGTGCTACGCGAAGCAGCATGGCAGCTTCGTGCAGATTCAGATAGGGCATCTGTAAGAGAGTTTGAATATCAATTTTTGGATTATGCACCATTTCTGTCTATACCTCTGTCATGGTGTTTGCCTCGGACATGCCCGATCATCCATACTCATGAGCTGGCCCACAGGTTGTCAGCGCCATGGATGATTTGCCAGAAGGAACTGACATCTGAATCCAGTTTCGGGCAATAAAAAACCCCGCATAGGCGGGATTTTCATTATTTATTTTTGTCGCCTTTATCATGCTCTGGCTTCTATACAGATCTGCACATCTAAATGACTACATATGTTGTTAAGATATAAACGCAGAGGCATCCATGCTCAGAGTATATATATCAGCCTGAACTGTCTGGTCCTTATAAAAATTTATCGTTCCATTTAACTCTGCCACACGATATTGTGATACCGCCCAGCCTTTATTATCCCATATTTCCAGGAAATTACCTGATGCCAGAGTTGGCAGATACAAGACAATTTTATGCATAGAGTCTTCTTTTCCACTGAGTACGATCCTGCCGCCATTTGTCAGTCCAGACTGACGTGTCCAGCGAATACCCAGCCGTGTTGGTTTTTTTACTCTGATGTAATAAGACGCCACGATAGTGTTACTATTATTCTTACCAGCCTTCAGGTTGTTTTCAGCCAAAAGCTGGAAGTCAATCTGACTGGTTTCTTTAAAAACTAAATCTGCAGATTGTGTTATAGGGGAGCCTGTTGGAGAAATGAACGCGTGATGATCAGGTTTTGGTGAAGGTTTGATTTTATGCTTGCCAGGATGAAAAATAAAAACATTACCGAAGGTTGGATTTAAAACTAAAGAAAGTAGAACTGCCATAATTTTGATGTTTTTCATTCAGCTACCTCTCTTTAGGTTTTGTTAATGCATAATGAAATGGCTGCGACATAAGCCAATTGTTCATAAGTGTTTTCCCTCGCTGCAAGTAACTTTAGTTAATAATAAAATGCTTTTTAATTATCTAATCTTCACTCGAGCAATGGATGTTGAAATCGAGCGGAAGGCTAAGGGTGTTAATTCATAGGCTTAGCCTTCTTTCTGGTCATTTCATTTCTGATGAATAACTATCGTTAAGAAATAAACGCTGATGCATCCATACTCACGGTATAAGTGTCAGCAGCTACCTGCTGTTTTCCTTGAATAACTAACGAACCACCAAATCTTTCTTCGAGGTTACGTGTTATATGCCACTCATCTTTGTTGTCGTAATCATAATTACCCCAAGCAAAGTTCAGCTCAAGGATATTTTTTGGATTGTTCTTACCGTGGATTTTCACTATGGGAACTCTTACTTCTCCAACGCCAGGTGTCCAGCGCACTCCTATCCTTACTGATGGTGATGAAGTGATATCAAATGTTGCTACTATTTTGTATTCGTCATTTATTCCTGCCTTTAAATCCTGAACAGGTATCAGCTTAAGATTCAGTTTCGAGTTCTGTTTGAAAACTAAATCTGCCGATTGAGTTAAAATCTCGCCGACTTGTTGTGGTGTGTTATCAGCTATTGCGATGTTGCATGCGCTTAACAAAGAAAGTGTTAAGGGTAAGGTCTTTAATTTAATCAATTTTCAATCCTCTGTGGTTGATGCCTGTAATAGGACGTTTGAGAAATTACGTTTTGAGTTACTTCATGTTTGATGGTTTTTTAGTTCCTTCCGCATTGAACCGAAATGTTAATTGGCCATGTATGGCTCTCAATATACTGTTCGCCGTTTGTTATTAATTTCAGGGTGGCGAAACCTGATGGATCGTTAAGCATAACGCCTGTCCCGAATTGTATGTCAGGCTGCCAGCCTTCTCCGACCAGCCTGACTCTCAGTGGCCTGTTTCCTCCCGGTCTGTCATAAAGGGTATAGGACCCGGGGGTAGTCTCATTCTGCGCCGATGGGCTCCAGACATTTACAGCACACTTTTGATTCATACCAGATAGATATATCACGGCCAGTGTCGTACCATCCGGAAATATTCCTGAGTGTAATTCTGTATCGGGTACGATTTTAATTGCTAAGTTTTCAGCTATGCTCTGATTATAAAATGCATTAAGTAGCAGAAGCAGTGACATGCATGATTGGGCAAACAGTCTGTGCATCATGCACTCCTTTATTGGCATTTTGCGACTGCTGAATACAGACCATACGAGTCAATATTTTTTCTTAAAACGAAAAAACATTTATACGTCTGACTTCGTGTTTTTACATTAAGCTGTCCCTTTGCAGATAAACCTGACAGGTAAACTTTACCTTCGTTATCAACAATACCTTCGGGATGTTGTGCTGAGAGTGCCTGCACAACAGATCCAAAAGGTGCCTTTGATCCATCAGGAAGTCTTATTTCAATAATAGCCTTAGCACCGATATTGGTTTTGAAATTAACCGGAATAATTGCGCCAGCTGTAGGCACAATTTTCCTGTCAGTGATGGTTATTTCAGCCTCCGCCGGCAACGTTGTGGGGTCTAATGAAAGTGAATTCTCACGGTAAGGATTCAGCCAGTGCTGCGCTGTATACCCACGATAATCTGTAAAGATCCCGGGCGTGCCCAGAACTTTTACGCCTGAAGCGCCTTTGGCTGTAACCAGCGCATTTGTATCACCAAGCGTTTGTGTGAAAGTCATCCCGTGGCGATGGACAATAATGCCGCCGTCCATTGCAACGGTACGCTGCTGGTAATACCGGCCACAGCTGTAATTACCTGAGATGTGCCCGTAGGTTCCGGTCCATCCCAGAGATACGTCGCTATTGCTCCGGCGCACTGCGTGTCCTGCGGTATAACGCTGATCAACATTCCAGCTGAGGCGCTGATCAAACGCATCACCGCTTAAGCCTGCAGATTGAGTGGCAGGGCCGGACGATGAATGCGTGAACCGGTACGACGCTCGCGTGTTGCCACCCATCCATTTTTTTAGCGGAACAGAGAGCCAGAGGCTCATCATCTGTTCCTTAGGATGGTGCTTGGCACTTTGACTGGCAGACCAGTTTAATGACAGCGTCATATCTCTTAACGGAACAGAGTATCCCGCATTGAGGCTGCTTTCTCGCAGACCGCGGTTCCAGTAGGTATCCTGATAAGCACCTGCGTTCAGGTAACCCCATTTACCCAGTCCCTGACTGATGGATAGTCCGGTACGACTTTTTCTCCTTTTTCTGCGAATGCCTGGCGCCATTCCATCAATCCGCCAGCTCTCCAGTGTTTCAGCCAGTGTGAGATAGTCCGGCTGGCTGAACTGTAAATTGACCAGTGACAGCGAAGTATTTGTCCCGACAAACTCTTTGCTGTACCGCATACGCCAGGAATAACCGTGTACCGGGTCATGACCCGAGTGCTGTGCGCGGCTGAGTGTGACATCTGAAGAGAGTGCACCCCAGTTGCCTATGCTCAGCCCGGTACCCAGGGATGAAGACTGATAGTGCCGGGCTGCCTGGATTCCGCCATAAAGCGTGAATCCAAAGGGAAGACCGTACATGGCGGTGGCTTCCATGACCGGCGCTCTTGTTACTCTCCTGTCAGACGAACGATACTGCCCGGCCATCAGACTGTAGCGCAGGTAGCCCTCTTTAATGGCGATTGCTGGCGTCTGGAAAGGAACAGTGAAAACCTGAGGAACGCCCTCCGCCTCCCATACCGTAACCTGAAAATCACCACCTGCGCCGGTGGGATTGAAGTCAGTCAGGGCGAACGGACCCGGTGCGACGACCTGGTTATAAATAGTGTAGCCGTTCTGCTTTACCTCAACGCGGGCCTGGGTTCTCGCCACGCCACGTATGACCGGCGCAAACATATACTGGCTGGAAGGTACCATCCGATCGTCAGAGGCAAGCATGACGCCTCTGAAGGGAACGCTGTCAAAAATCTCAGAGGCGGTATAACGCTCACCCAGCGTCAGGCGGCTGTTGATGCCATTAATACCGCGCTCCAGATAAGTCGTAATGGCCTGCCAGCGTCCGGGCGTTCCACGTGTTTGCTGCCAGCTGGTGACGTTGCGAAGCCGCCAGGCACCGATGTTGACGCCTGGTGTCAGTTGCAGCCAGGAGTACTGATATTTTCTTCCCGAGGGGCCACGGGTAACACTCTGGCTCGTCCCGGTACGATAATTCATGATGAAGGCAGGTATGCCATCGTCCCAAAGAGTCCGGGGTGCGATGCCTTTAAATCCGGGCTTCAGATAAACCTGAGGAATACTCAGATGCAGTGACTGCTCATCAAAGTGGAAATCAGCCTGAGCGCCCGGTATCTGCGACAGATTAAAAAAGCCTGAGCGTTTTTCCTTCTCAGTAACCTTGAAGCTCTTCATGCGTACTCCGTAACCTGACAGCATGGATCTGCTGAGGTGAGGGACGAGTCCCTGACGACCATATTTATCCGGCCTTAATATGTAACTGACTGGCCGGGAGTCGATAAGTGTATTGTTCAGGTAGATGTCAGTCGGATAAATGCCCGGTAGCTGACTGCCCTGACTGAAAAGCATCAGGTCTGTTTCTTTATTGCTTCCGGTAATGAGAGCCGGGTTAAAGGTATAGACTTTGCCTTCTGCCTGAACCGCAGCCAGCGTCAGACCGGCCACGAAAAGTGGTCTGTAAACAGTCATCGTTTTAATCCTGGCAGGGAGTACTCTCAGTGAGAAACAGGATCAGTGCTCAGGTCGGACGTGAACGCTTTGCTGTCTCCGCCATAATCGGTAATCAGTCGCCAGTGCACCTGACCTGACGCATCCGCAGGTATGCGCAGTTGCCGTTTACCCATCGGAGGAACATATTCAGGGTTGGCCACACTCGATTTTCCAAGCTGAACACTTCTGAGATTCATGAAAAAGGGCGTGGGGTTGCTGACCGTGAGCGTCTTACCGCGTTTTGCCCAGGTCAGGCTGGAGGCAAAGTCTTCGGGTGTGCCTCTGAGGGAGGATGGGCGTACAAGCAGTTTCAGGCAGCTTTTGATACGCAGTTGCGTCAGAAGGGTAGCGTGCTGTCCGGCCTTTTTCTTTCTATACGCATCACCCGTCCAGTCCGCATCCGCCTCAGGGGGTATGCCTGTTACGCAAAGCCAGTAAAGTGACTCTTTCGTGTCATTATTGTGACTGCTGGTTGCGATAACCTTTATCCGGCTCTGCTGATGCCCGTCCAGACGGAACAGTGGTGGGGTGACAATAAACGGGGCCCGGGTTTTCCGGTCTTCCATCATGACTTCCGACTGCACCAGCATCGGATACGCCTGCGGGTTCATCACGGTCATTGATGCACCATTCGAACCCGCAGAATATATAATCCGGGTTGCGCCGGTTTTTACAGAAAAGGACTGGAGTTCATTTTCCAGCGGCATACTTTCTCCCCTTGCAAGCTGGAGCGAGCACAGTATAGCCGCCACAATAATAATGGCATTCGTTGTTCTGGTCATTGAATTGTTCCTGACTGCCCTGGTGTTGTTTTTTATTTCGAGCCACAATCATGACGCGTTAAATTTGCAGATATAAAATAACCATTGCCTGCTTTTAATTAGGGACTAATCTTCTTCATCAGGTAATGGCGTCAAAAGCAGATGCCGGATTTCTCCTGCACTCATATCCACTTTTACTGTTGTGAAAAGTGGCGCGACATAGTCATCGCTGTGGCCTTGCTTTTCCAGAAACTCCAGTGCCTCTTCCTGAGACGTAAAGAGTCTGTCGTCTTTGCCAGTCGGGCGTTTGACGACCCAGGCTGCGGGTGCAGTAATGAGGCACAGTTTTGCGATGATATAAACCAGTTGCTGCAGTGGCTCGGTAGAAGAATGGTATAAAAAGGTGTCGATATAGCTTAACAGTCTTGTGTTCATAGGTGGCGTCTTCTTAATTAATGTTACACTCAGGGAGCGCGCGGAGTTTTAATTTTATGTATATATTTATTCGCCTTCTGTAAAGAAACTAACACTCACTTTCATATCAGTGAAGTCAGAAAAGTGAATATAATATTCATAATGACGAGGGTGCCTCTGGATAATCACTGCTGGCTTAATCCCTGATATAAGACCATCCATTACGTAATGCACTCATACAACACTGACTGCGGTGTTCTGCCCACTGGGCATTCATCGGTCTTAAGGCCAGCTTCATTGCCCGCAGCCAGAGTTTTCCCGCCTGGTCAAACTTTTCGCAGCGTTCGGCAAATGCAGCCGCCTCGGCGACGGCGTAATAACGCTGGTTGCGGTCAGTCTTTCTCTGATTCATCGATAACTCCTGAATTAACGGGGTTCAGATGGCATTTATTCTCTGGCTTCTTCAATCTCGGCTTTCCTGACCAGAAACACATCTGTGGCTTTATCCAGCAGCGGTGGCACAGGTTTAAGTACCTTTGATGCGTAGGCGTAGCAGCGGGCGAGTGCGCTGACCGACTGACTTTTCATGGCTGCCTCACAAAAATCAGCGAGAAGTTCTTCTGAAGAACGTTCCCTGTCCTCAGCGCGTTCCTGTTCTTTACCCGGACAGTGTTTAGGCGAGGGCGGGGGTGCGCTCGCCGGCTGGTCAGGCGATCTGACCGGGCTGGCTGGTGGCGCTGCAGGCACGGGCGTTTCTGCTTTAATCTCTTCAGTTCGCAGGTCCGGGACAGAATGGTTTTGCAGCGCAATACCGTTATCTCGGCTGACTGACTGATTGATGAACGCATTCAAATCTTCACGAGCTGGCGGTGTCACGTCGCGTTCTGCAGGAGATAAGGTTTCCAGTTCATCCGGTGTGTACACCCCCAGAATGACGTCCGGGCAGTGCAGACGGGCCCAGCGTTTAACAGCGAGATAAGCCAGCTGCTGACGCGGATCGCTCGCCCAGAGTGTTGAGTTCCGCACCTGTGCCTGTGAGAGCAGCAGTTCCAGCACCCGCGGCTCCTGCTCGTTCTTCATTGTTGCCCACACCCGAACACCGCATCCGGATTCATCCTGCAGTGTCCAGTCCGGTGCGATGTATTTATTGCCTTTGGATGAGGTTTTCTCGGTGAATCTGCCGATAACATTTTCCCATGGCCCAAACCATTCGTAATGGAGCCGATCCCGTGCAGGGGCCATGGTGTTGATCACTGCATTCACCAGCTGTGCCTCGTATCCCAGAACACCGTTGACGGTGAAGGTTTTTTGGGCGACGGCAAACGGATTCATACGCCACTGCAGGGCCTGCATGGTCACAGCCAGACAGTCTGCGGCTTTGCCCGCGAGATGCGCCGGGACAGTGACTCTGCTGCTGGCCATGATTTCTGCAAAGCGCACCAGTTTATCCAGGGCATCGGGGCTGAAAATAGTGGCAGTTGTGTCAGTGCTGTCGGGCGCAGAGATCATCGGTTGATTTTGCATAACGCCTACTCCTGTTAATGTGCCCATGCGGGGCGCTGAATTATTTCTATGCCGCCCCAGTTATTGCCGAGGCGACAGGAATGGAAAGTGCACAGGTCCCGACGGAAGAGGGCGGATCCCGCGCTCATGTCATTGTCGTGCAGCTCAAACACACGAACCGGATAACGGCCACAGTCGATCGCTTCACTGACCGCAATAAAAACGAACTGCGGATATGTGCCAGTGCAGTGATAAAAGCCCTCGCAGTACATGGCTGCCTGAACGTGGTACCGGAACGTTTCGATGTGGCGGGCAAAGCGCGACATATCACTCACCTTTTTCACGTCGACGATGAGAGGGCGATTCGTCAGATATTTATCTGGCCGGATGCGACAGAGTTCTTCTGTCTCTGCATCTGACCAGTAGAGGGAGGATTCGCAGTGGCCGTCAGCTTCAAGAAAAAAGCGTGCGGCGTGATGCGCCATTACGCTCTCTCTCATGAGCTGAAGTTTCCGGCCCTGTTCTGCATCCATGACCGTCATGTTCCGGATGCGTGTCTCATTCAGAAATGCTGCTTCGTCTGCTTTACCCTGAGAGGTGCGCCGGTTAAAAGAAGGAGCCACAATAAAGCGCTTATCAAACTGTTCAGGCTCAAGCAGCATGCAGTGCAGCGCGCTTCCCATATCCAGTGCGGCTGTTTTATCCGTATCCACAGGCGCATGTTTGCGCCAGAGGTAAATGGCCGGGTTAACCGCAATGTCATCGAGCTGCGATTTACTGACGCCGGGACCGGCGTGATAGGCCTCATTGCTGAGGCCTTCATAGATACCCGGTTTCATCATGCTGGTTCCTCCCAGCCAAGCAGCACCTGAAGGTCGTAATTTCGGGCCGCCTGCAGGTAGGCCAGATTCGTGATAAAGCTGATGTATTCCTCAGCGGCTTCAGGATGGGCACAGCACTTCATCGCATCAGGATGCAGGTTCCAGTGACGGAACAGGTGAAGGTGGTCAGGAAAACAGGACAGCAGGCGCTGGGCTTCGTCATCGATCCACTGTTCTTTCCTGATTGCGTCCTGCTCCTGGGCATCCAGGTGGTCTTTGTGACGTTCCAGCAAAGCATACGGTGTGATCATGGCTTCCCCTCCTGAAGAAGGATGCCGACAAAACGGTCAAACACCACCTGCATCACGGGCAAAGGTGGCTGGGGTGGCAATCCCGGGGATGTGGGCGATGAAAAGCTGGCACCATTGACAATGTTTTCAGGCGCAAACTCGATATCGCGGATGGCATTAAAGGGGCGAGCAAAAGCAGCATCGCCCCTGATGTCTGGTTGCATCATGGGAAATGGTCCTTTGAATAGTCAGTTAACCTGTTCCGGTTCTGATAAGCCCGGCAGTATGATGAGGGGCAGGGATGACGTGTTTACTCAGGTGTCAGTAAGACCGGGCACGACGTCATCAGACCTGGTTTACTCTTCTTCTTCACGACGGGCCTCGCGGGTGGCTGCAAGGATTTGTGCCGGGTCTCCTGCTATGCGCGTATGAATAACAAACGTACCAGTGTGGGTCACCCGGGCATCCGGTGCGGCCATGAGAGCCGCCCTGACAACACGTTCATGGATAAATGCCCGAAGAACGCAGGATTTGATATGGAGCGTGCCCTCTGTTGAGGTCGCGATGTACTGAATTTTCATCTTTTAATCTCCTTTAAGTGAAAATAACCGTTTAACTTCGGGGTTGGTGACCCGCCTGATCTGGCTGTTATCCCGGACCTGGTTTCTCCTGGATGCCGCCCGCTCTGATCGGAGCGAAGCTTCGGGGCTCCGCATTTGCGAGCCAGCGTTTATGGACAGCAGGGCGATGCTGTCACTCTTCAGCGTCCATGACCGATTTTCTCTGTTTTGCCCCGTGTCGGTCACTACGGCTGAAACATTGGGACTAAATCTGATTGTCGTAATCCGCATGACTGAGTAATTCCCAGTTCTGTCCATTGTCTTTCGATAACAGTCTCCACTGCGGCGTAACCCTTAACGTAAGATACTGACCCCGATAGGTTCGCCTCGCCCGGATTTGCCCGGTACGCCATAAGCGCATAATGCGCTCAGCACGCCTTATTATCCGGACGGGGGCATGTGGCTTGGACATCACCGTTACCTCATTTCAGCGGCACAGGCAGCGGCAAGCTTCTGCACATACGTCCAGGCGATGCCTTCACTGAAACAGACAAAACGGCGGCTTCGGTTTAAAGAACTGGCGGTGAAGATGAACCTGCCGTTCCGGATATGAATAATCATGCTTTGTCTCCGATGAGATATAAAAAAACCGCCCTGGCGGACGGTTTACTCTGACGTATTCAGGCAGGCAGTTACGGCTGGTTGTTGTCTTCCGAGGCAGAAGAAGCGCAGCTGCATGCTGGTCGTAAATCAGGGTGCGTGGCGAAAATGGTTGTGAGAGTTGACTGAAGCAATTCATCCAGTGATCCCATCACACCCTTACGGTATGCGTCTGCTTCGTCCATACTGACTTTTCCGTCTTTCTCACTGGCATCAACCATCCTTACCGATGCCACCAGCTTGTTCGCCACTTCCAGCAGTGTTTCAGTGACTTTTTCTGCAGTTTCACGATGTTGCATAATGACCTCCGGGTCTGGTAATACCCTTGCGGGCGGGGTTTCCGAATAACATCTCAGCGTTCATGGATGCCATCTTCATCAATAATGATGAGGCGCGTATTTTTGATGAAATTGCTCATGTTCACGCCTACATCGTGCCAGTGAGCCAGTGCCATCAGGACGTCACGACGGGACTGACAGTGACAGGCATTTACATACGCCTGTACATGAGCAAGGGCGAGGCGGCGCATTTCTTTTGGATTCAGGACGCATGAAGGTTTTTCTTTATGCATGGTGTTCTCCGGTTCCGGACGTAAAAAAACCGCCATAATGGCGGTCATGTGGACAGGTAAGAGAGCGATCACGACGGGCCGTTCCTGTCTGTCTCTGAAACGTCGCTACAGCAACATCCAGGCAGTAAGTCAGGGTGCTCAGTCATGATGGGATCCAGGATTTCGGTGAAGAGCACGTCGAGAACAACCTGGACTTTATGCATATGTGTCGCAGCCTGCTCTTCCGTGACTTTGCCTTCCTGCTGGTACTCAAACATCTGATCAGCAGAAACACTCAGTTCACGGGACAGCAACAATACAGTCTGGCTGATACGCACGGCAGCTTCGCGATATAACATCGTTACTCCTTAAGTGGATTTGCCATTCAGGCATTACGGAAAGGGTGATTGAGCCAGAGAGGCTTTGATGCCCGGCCGGACGTAACATATCCGGGGCAAAAAAAATCCCGCACGAGGCGGGAAAGTCATTCAGGCACTTGGTCAGACAGATCACACTCATAATTATACAATCAGGATGCCACTACTTTCGGTACTTCAGGCTGTCAGGCATTCGCTGACAGTGAAGTTATAGAGGTATTCCGTTTCATAATTCTGAATGAATTGAAAACCCTTCGCACTGACACCTCGTTTAAACTGCGAAAAGGGTTTCAGAGAAGCTGTCAATGTCGTGATGAGTCAGAGTAAGCAGGGTGATTTATTTTTGTAGGGCTTACTTTTCCCGAAACAGAGACGCCGGGCGTCGCGTATCAGGATTAACTCATGGCGTGATGCTGCGCTATGATGCTTTTTTATATGAACTCCAGGTGCTCTGGGATCAAAGTTGATTCCACAGACCGGACACAGAACGCTGTGCTTTTTCATACTAACCTCCATCAACAAAGGAAATGACACTGGGCAGAGCCATCTCATTTGTTGAGAGGAAGGTGGGTTTTGCCACTTCGGGATCTCGCGCTTCTGCACTCCTCCCGCCCGACAGTATGCTGTGCCGTTCAGCTAATAACTCAATAATGAACTATAAGTACTATTTTGGTCAACACCAAAAGTACAGAAAATTAGTACTTTTCCGGGGTTTTGATTCATCTCATTGTTTTTGTTAATTTTAAGTGTGCGGTATCACACTGAGGCTTTGGGCGGGATCGGGGGAAACAAAGCTCATTCGGCACTCTATCACCACACCAATAAACTTGCAGGAATCATCAATTTCCACAGGTTTATAATTAGTATTCAATGGCTTGAGATACTTTCTGTTGATACCCTCATCAACAATGTACTGTTTAAAAGTCACTTCTTTTGCAGAAGCAAGTTTAGCAACGACTAATTGGCCATTTTCTGGAATGCGACCTGTGTCTATAAGAATCATGCTGTTCTCGGGGACACATGGGCCCGCGGGGCTCGTCATTGAGTCGTCTTTAACTACTAGCCAGAATGCCGGGGCATCTCCCAGTACAGCGCCGGAATAGAAATAACTGAATCTGTCCAAACCTTTCTCAAAAAACTGCGTGACATTAATAACCTCATCCCAGCCCATTAACGGAAAGCTACCGCGAAACAGGGCATGAGCTAACCTTTCTTCACCAGCATTAGCCTCATCTCCATGTTGCAGCCACAGTGGGTCTACGTTCAGAGCTTTAGCGATGTTTTTCATCATCGCAGCCCGGGGAAGTGACTCACCAGTCAGCCATTTACTGACAGCCTTCGATGTTACCCCCATACGCCGAGCAAGCATTACCCCCCGACCATGTGGCGGGTATTTGGCGTTGTTGAGCGCTTCAGTAAGCCGCGCTGCAAACTGCTGACGGATCGTTTCTGTTTGAACCATGGGTACAATGTTAACTGACTTGATAAAACTGTCAGTTCAAATTAAAGTGAACTGAAAGTACTATTGAGGGGGTTTTCATGTCATTCATTAACCTTGCAATTAAGTCTGTGGGAGTTGCTGAAGTTGCGAAAGCGTGTGGAATCAGTCCAAGAGCGGTCTACAAGTGGCTCAACAAGGGTTCACTTCCTAAAACAGAGTTTTATGGGGGAACTCAATATGCAATGACTATTGAGAAGTTATCTCAGGGGCAGTTCTGCTCAGATAAGTTACTGGAAGAAAGCCGGATATCTTTGCTGAAACGTTAGTTTAAGGTGACGTTTGGTCACTGCGTCACAGCCGACTAAGGAAGTTACATTGTGGAAACTGCAAAAACACGCAAGCAAGGATCATCAGTTCTGGGACGACATCTCCATTCACTGGCTCTAAGGGCCCTTTTTAACACGCGTCAATCGGTGGTTGCCCGCCGTCTCAACGTCGCTGATTCAACCATCTTGAGACGCACTGAAAAATACCCGGAAATCATGGAAACGCTGGCTGCCAGCGGTATTGAGGATTTCGTGATGAAGGGGGAGATGAAAATACCCCAGGAACAATATCGCTGGCTGATGAAGGTCGCTATCAGGTTTGCTGAGTATGAACTGGAACGAACCTGTAATGAGGAAGGCGATGAGCATCAGCACAGACAATCCTGTCCATGAGCTGGTGGTTTCAGGACTGCGCTTAATTCAGTGTGAGGGGGGAAGGGAAGCGACAAGAGTTGCAACGAGAGTCAGATCTTAACCTCTGCACACATAGCGAGAATGCAATGAAACTTCTTAAAATTTTTTATTTTGGAGGGACATATTAAATGAGTCGCGCAGCAACAGACTGGGCCTGGAGTCTTAATCTCAAGGCTTCCCAAAAACTACTTCTCCTTTCACTGGCTGACCGGGCTGACGAATACCACTGCTGTTATCCCAGCATCATGAGGCTCGTCAATGATACAGGGCTCGACAGAAAGACTATCGGGAAATGGATCAATCAGATGATTGAGGAGGGTCTGCTTTCCGATACCGGTGAGCGGAAAGGTCCCACAAAACGGGTGCGTGTCCTGAAGCTGAACCTCGATTTTAAATGTGCCCAAAAACGGGAGGGTTCAGTAAAAGGTAATGGTCCCAAAAACGGGAATGTTCCCAAAATCGGGCCTGTTTCAATTAAGCCATCGAATGATCCCAAAAACGGGCTTTTGAACGATCCCAAATTTGGGATTTTGAATGATCCCAAAAACGGGACACAGAATCAGTCATTAGAACCCAACATAGAACCTATAAATAAAACACCCGCCGCCAGGGCGACGTGTCAGGGTAAATGGCTTCCTTCACGTTATGCCTTCGAGGGCAAAGTCGTGAAGCTTAACCATGCAGACTTTGCATCGTGGCAAAATCTCTACGCACATCTGGACCTGGTCTACGAGCTACAAAAACTCGACATCGAATTCTCATACCAGAAACCCAGACACTGGTTTATCACAGCCAGCCAGAAGCTCAGCTACCAGAACAAACAGGCATCCTTGCGGGGCCAGAAAGCGCCTTCTGGTAAAGGGATACCACACTGGAACGATCGCAGCGAGTGGGAGAATAATTTCTTATGACGAAGCCAGAATCCGGATTTAACGATCAGCTGCAAAATGGTCACTTTGGCCCGAGTGGGGCTGACCAGCAGCAGGAAGGCCGTTTAGTTGACTCAAACGCAGAGCGCCTGGTGGACACTCTCTTCGCCAGTCTGAAGGTTATCTTTCCCGCATCCTTCAGCACGGTGTTAAAGCATCCACGCGATGAAGCAACAGCAAAACGTCAGTGGGTCGCTGCGTTTATCGAAAACGGCATTACCTCGGGGCATCAGATTTCAGCAGGGATGAAGCTTGCGCGTGCCAGCGTTTCACCGTTCTGGCCAACCCCCGGGCAGTTCATCAACTGGTGCCGTAAGGGCGACTATGCCGCTGCTGATTTGCCGGATGAACATGCACTGTATGACATGGTCATTCGCTACAGCGCGCGACGTGGTCTGTATAACTCACCAGAGGCGTACCCATGGCAGGCCAATACTCATTACTGGTTGGTCACAACCCTCTACAGCCAGATGACATCACATAATCTGTCTGAGGGTGAGTTACGTAAGGCATGCGAAAAAGAGCTTGAAAAGATGTCCCGTCGTATTCGCGAAGGGGAATCAATACCCCCACCGCGCGCGCAACTTGAAAAAATCTATGTACCGGTAAGTCCTGAGAGGGCGAGAGCGCATATCAGCCGACTTAAAATGCTCCTGAAAAGAAAATCCATGCATGAGCTGAGGGCTGTCAGCGCAACAAAATCAGCTTCAGCTGATAAGGGCGTTCTTGGCACTATGCATTAAGTTTCATGCACACCAACCCTTCGAGTGAAGCGAGTCAGGTGTAAGCAGCATTCCCCGAGGCAGGCTTATTGCCCGGGGGGGGAAGAATAACAAGGTGAGTTAAATTCTACGCCGTGACCTTTATGCAGCACCTGATATTCTTAAAGGATTAATGAAGGTTTTTGAGGTTAGAGAATAACAAGTATAAAGAGCTTCCAAGTCATTGCATTATATATCAATAGTAATAAACTTTTAATGGAGTTAAGATGATGAGAGATTTTAAACGCAGAAATTATGTTATAACGAAGGGTTCCTAAGATGAAATTAATTGGGTCAGGGTATAAAAAAGAACTTACAAGGCGTGGGGTGCCTGATAGTCTTAGCGCTCATTTTGATTGCAATATAGATTATTTTAGCTATCTTTTGAATAAAGATTTCAAAAATAAATCGATATTACTCACGGTTTCAGACAAGGAGAAAATAAAGGAGGCCTATAGCAAGGCGCATCACATTCGCGAATATGAAATAAATCTATTCTGGTCGCGGCTTAATTATTTATGGGTAATTAACGCCATTTTGTTCAGTGCCTGGGGTATCCTTGTGTATGCAATGTTAAACGCAAAAGAAATTCCCACTCTCCAGTATGTTTCGTTGTTCTTCCTCTCGTTATTCGGGAGTGCATTTACTTTCCTGGCTTCCTCTATTGCTAAAGCAGGTAAGTACTGGCAGGAAGTTTGGGAATACCATGTGCGTATGCTTGAGCCCTTTATATCAGGAAGGCTCTATATAATGCCATTTACACAAAATCCCCTAAAACCTTCTATAAGTAAATCTGTCATGGTTTTCTTTGCATTCTCATTAATAATATGGGTTTTATCTGCCGTCTTTGCTGTGGTGATTCCAAATATCAATTCAAAATTTGTTGTGATATTTGAGGGGATAGCAGTTTTTGTTCTTGTTCTTTTACTTTATGTAATAGATAAAAGTGTCAGGAAGCCTTCTATTAATAAGGTTAAGCTGGATATTTCCACAATTGATTGATAATCATGGTTTTGGATTTTGTGCTTACTAAGACTGCATCAGAAGCAGGCATAGCACTTTAAGTCATTAAAATGAGTCTAACTCACATTATATGATTTATCTATTCCTGCGCTCGGAGGGAAAGTAATGCTTAAAGGCACAGTGGGAAATGAAACTGGCACGCTCCCTGAAAAACCAGCGGCAGCGCGCGCCTAACCGTCATCGTCCGCGCCGGGACTTCATGGCTTCGGGCATGGACTACACAATTCCAGAGGGATTCAGGGGGTGAAAAACTGTACTAGTTCATCGACTTCCGGCTAGAAGTGTTTAAGAGACTTACTGGCAAAAAAATTGATCTCTGTGGACATCGATGACGTTCATGTGAGATTGAAGGTCCGCTATGAGCGAGGAGAGGACGTCAAAATCACGGCGACCGGGTTTTACGACCAAATTAACCATAACAACCCGGCGGCGAAGTGGTTATGTGGATCAATTTCTCAGTCCATCAATCACCGTTTCTGGCAGGTTCATAACTGATTTTACGCTAGCTTTTATTCGTTCGATGATTGCCTGTCGAGGTCCCTTCTGCCATGCCTCACTTCCGTAAAATGCTTCCTGCGATGCTTTCATATGCTCAATATCATCGAATGCCCGAAGCAGGTAGTACGAATCCTCGTCATGCAGGGAGCAGCCGAATGCAACTACGTCGATACCCGCCTGATGATGAAGAGGAGCACTTATTTCGACCATGACCAGATGAAATTCCTGACCGGTACCTGGCTCCAGGGTGTACTGCAATAACTCGACAATTCTCATAATTCCACTCCATTGGTATGCATCCCCGAATTTACCACAGTATCTGTTGGTTGCATCCACCGCTGGCGGTATTAGCACGTTTCTGACGCGGGCGAGGTATTTCCGACATCTTTACACGAACTGAACCCTGACAAATACTCATGATGTTTCGGTTCGCTTGCATGGTTATGCACTGTGATCTGCTCTCAGTAGGGTAGTACATGATGATGTTATCAACGTCCGCTTCTGGCACAGAGTGGCAGAACGTCTGACAGATGTCCGCTATGGGCGAGAAGGGGACATATGAAAACGATGAGTCACAGTAAAAATTGAAACCAATTTAAAGCAGCTTTGGAATGTTGGTTGGCCTGATACCGAGAAAACCAACTAAAGGCAACATTCAATCTTCAGGTATAAGTACACCAGTCATCTGTTCTTCGATATCTTATAGATGTGAGAAGTTAAAAGGACGCCAGCATGGGATTTCTATCAAGATTACGTCAATTGCTCTCAACTGAAACTAGATCTAAACCGCCTGTAAAGACTCCAGGTGAAATTAATGTAAAACGAGAGCGCAACGCCATTATCCAGAAGGAATGGTTAACGTTAAACACTCCCTATTTTTTCGGCAAAATGCACATTTCTCCTGACAAACGGTGGATTGTGGGATGTTGTGATTCAGATGGTAACGGTGCTGGTGGTTTTAGGGAAAAGGGTTATGGCAGAGTTTTGCTCTTGGATTACCAGAACGATCATGTCGTTTTTGAATTGGCAAACATTGCACGCCCTGTAGCGGCAGCAATAGCCAACACAGGGCGCTTCATCGTTCATGATGCCTGCTTTGGCGCTGGCCTGCAAAGTGAGCTTATTGCAGTAAATCCTGACAAAACCGAAGTATACAGGCGGCACTTTAAGGCGATTATCTTCAGCCTAGATATTTCAAAATGCGGCAGATATGCGGTCGTACAAACCTGTAATGCTCCTGGTGAAGATGGGAATATTCTGTCGGTGATGGATCTGCACACTAAAACAATTTTGTTTTCTGTTAACCCATTAACAGGTTGGGCGTCCCGTTATAAATTCAAAGTAGACGCTGATGGACTATTGCTATCGCTCAGCTGCGAGCATCGAGGTGTAGGCTGGTTCAGCTACTCGCAGGATGGAACATTCAATGATACATGTGCTTATCTTAAAGCGAGGATGGATAAAGGTGATTACAGTCTAAAAATTCTAGCTGCGAAAGAGCTGTTAGATTCAAGTGCTAACGAAGGAAATGCACGTATCGTGTTAGGTGTACTTGAATCAGCAATTTCCGAAGGGGCTGATGCACGTCCTGACTGGGGCGCTACTGCATATCGAATTCGTGGAGAAGCCTTTGAAATTTTGGGTGATACGGTTAACGCACTAAGCGCGTATGAAATAGCCATTAAACTTAATCCAAAGGTTGGTGTAAAAAGAAGACTTACAGCATTAAAGACGCTTCTATTGCAAAATTGATTGAAGCTCGATTTTTGATATCTGTTGGTTTCATACTTATAGCTCAAAGACATGGGCTGTTCCACGCTATCAACTCAATCTAACCACAGCGATGTCTGCTTCAGGCACAAAATGTTCGGATTCCAGACCGATGTCCGTTAAAAGTGAGAAGCGGACTTTTCTCGCATTTTATGCCATGTGACATCTTTTTCGATATGGAATTTGTGGTTGATGATTAAGTCTGCATAGCAGATTAATTCACGATTTTATTTTTTTGCGGGATTAAAAACTAACATAACCTCAATGAGACATTTCACGCTGCCTTTACAAAATTTCGCACCCTAGAAATTTGCTCAGAACCTCTAACTGCAGTTACTGTTTATATATACAGTATTTCTGAAAGGGCAGTGATCATGCCACGCGATTATGAAATCAAAGACGCTTTCCGGCTGGCCATTAAGCGGGACGCGCGCGGACGTTACACCGTGAGCACACTCGACTTTGTTCACGAACTCCAGCAGCTGAACTGGCAGTTTACCGCCAGGGAAGCGAACAGGTGGATAGAAGCGCACAAGTCAGATTTCCGGGATATTTCTGCAACAGAAGGTGAGGAACGTACTTTTCAGGTCTTCAATCCTAATGGCGCTATGTGATGTTTGCGCTGGTGGATGTGAACTCGTTCTATGCCAGTTGTGAGACAGTATTTCGTCCCGACCTGCGTGGCAAACCAGTACTGGTTCTGAGTAATAATGATGGCTGTGTCATTGCCCGGAGCGCAGAAGCCAAAGCGCTGGCCATTCCTATGGGGGCGCCCTATTTCAAACTCAGGGACGACATCAGGCGGCACCGGATCCATGTGTTCAGCAGCAATTATGCGCTGTAGTAAGTTAAGTGGAATGCAACATTGACTGGGTAAACTTTGAATAGCAATGCTGCTGTCAGAGGTAAACACAATGATGATTCCACCAAATCAGGACGTTCTGGTACTGGCGGAGCGCTGGCTGAAACTGCTGTCCGACCTGGGCAGGGCTCAGGCCACACTCTCCGCCTACCGCAGTGCCCTCAGCCATTATTTTGCGTTCTGCAGCCAGAACAGCATTGAACCTGAAAAGGCCCGGTTTGAAGACCTGGCCGCCTACATCAGCCCTCAGCTACCCGGCATGCCTTTTCCCGCGGCCAGCGCCACGCTCCAGCTGCGCCTTTCTGCGATCCGTCTCTGGTATGACTTTCTGGTTTATCAGGATATCTGCAGTCTCAACCCGTTACCCCGTTCGGGTTTGCCGGGGAGCGCTTATACGGGACGCGGTCTGGTTCCCCGTATCACACGTCTGCCCGTTATTCCTGATGATGAGCAATGGCTAAGATTCCTGATGCATGTCTCTGCCGCCTCCCTGCGTGACAGACTGATGCTAGCCCTGGCGTATTACGGTGCGCTTCGTCGCGCAGAAGTAGCCTCCCTCATGCTTGAAGATATTGATCCTGCTCATCGTCTGATTCGTGTTCGCGCCGAAACGACGAAAAACAGGCGGGAAAGGATAGTCTGCTACAGTTCCGCCGTAACACCGGTGCTGACAAATCATTTCCGGCAGTTACGGCTCGCGGGTTACCGAGAAGGTGCATTGTTTCGCTCGGCTTCTGATCGTAACCACGGTGCCCCCCTGTCTTTCTGGAACTGGAGTAAAACTGTCCGGAAATGGGCACTTGATGCCGGCCTTCCACAAATCACCACACATACCTTCCGCCATCTTCGTCTGACGCACCTGGCACGCTTTGGATGGAAACTCCATGAACTAGCCGCATACGCAGGACACCGCGATCCGCGTACTACCCAGATTTACATCCATCTTTCAGGTTCTGATTTGGCTGGTCGGATGGCCGCTGCAGTAGCTGAAATTGATCGAAAAGTTGCCGGCCTTATTTTTCAGACGGAGACTCGCTGATGAAAGAAGAAATAATCATGTGTACTTATAGCCCCTTTGAACGTACAGATTATCAGCTGAATGATGTGCTCACTGCTGAAGAACGGGCAGCGCTAAGTACAGGCCATCGCAGATCAGCCGCTCTCGAACAGCCGGATTCTTTGTCATTGTTACTGATGCCTTTGCAGGATATTGCCACTCGCAGTGGAACCAGTGACAGGCTGATCAGAATCATAATTCTTTCCGTTCTGGCAGAAACACACCGGACAGGGAAACCCTGCTGGCAGTGGCCGCAGGAAAAATGGATTTATCTGTTACAGCAGCATGAATCAGGCAGGCCGCTGCTTGCCGCTTTTGCCTTTCATCTTGGCCCATTTTCTTCTCCGTTCAGTTTGCCGCATCAGGGCGCGCCGTCGCTGTATGCCCGAGCCATTTTTGGACAGAACATTTTCAGTCAGGAGCTCAGCCGTCTGACTGAAGTTCTGGTTTCGCTTGGGTATAAAAGTCAGAACCAGAAAAATGCTCTGTCAGCCATACTCGGCGTACTGATGCTGATGAATAAAAATCCTCAACTTGAAAGCTTTACGATCGATCTGCTGTGGCGGGCGCAGAATTATCACGACCGGGGAATAGCAAAAACAGCTGGCAGGGTTTCACACGCACTTGCCGCAATGGGCATCATAAAAAATTCTGTGCGTATGCGGAATTATAAAGAATGGCATGAAAAACCCACGCAAGGTATCGCGGCAGACTGGGTCAGGTGGTGCCGGAAATGGAGGCATACGTCAGTGCTTCGCCCCCGATCGCGGGAGAACCAGTACAGTTTTATTCTCCGCTGTGGGCTGTGGCTTGCCCGTGAATATCCGGATATTCACGAACCGGCCGACTGGACAATGGAAACCTGTGCCAGCTTTATTGCGGCAGTTGGACGAATGAAGGTGGGCGAGCTGTCACTGGGCACCGAAGGAGGTGCCCGGCAATCTGCCCGGATAGGTGAGCCCTTGCTGCCGAATTCCCGTAGTGGATTTGTTTATGCGGTTCGCCGTTTCATGATCGATTATGAAAACTGGGGCTGGGGGCGACTGAAATTCAGTCCGGCACGACATCTCTCTACGCCTGGCACTCCACTGTTCCGTCAGAGTGTAAATCCCCGCGTCATTGATGATCCGGTCTGGCTGAAGCTGATCTGGGCAAGCCTCAATCTGCGCCATGAAGATCTCCTGAGTGACATTCACTATCCTCTGTCCATGTTGCAGGCGATGGCCGTTATCTGGACACATGCCGGGCTGCGCCAGAACGAGTTAATGCGTCTTACTGCTGGCTGCATCACTCTGCAGGCGGATGATATCAGGCGGGAGGATGGCAACATCATTCCGGCAGGAACGCTTTGCTACCTCAGCGTACCGGCAGGAAAAACGTCTAAAGCCTTTGTAAAACCTATCTCTGCCGTCGTGAAAAAGTACGTTGATATCTGGCTCAGCGAACGTCCACAGGAACAGGCAGCTCTTACGGATGAGCGTACCGGTGAAAAAGTCCGCTTCCTGTTTCAGT